ACATTTATATTTGAGTAACATTGTTGGTGATGGTAGGTGATGAAAATGAACAGGCAAGAGATAGTTATAAGTTCCAAGAGTTATATTGATAACAAGTCCATTGAGACGCGCAATCGAAAAACGAATCTAGACAAGATTATTATCGACCTTCTGGATGAGCTTGGCGAAATTCAGACTAGTGACAGAACGCAAAGTGCCAAAACGATGGCTTACAGTCGCGCAGCTAAGAAAGTGATCACTGCTTTGTATGGGAAGCGAAAACAAAAAAGCAGTAACTCTTTGTCGTTGGATGGTGCATCTAAGGCACTAACAAAGGTTCGCAACGCTGTCACAGATACAGGAGCGATGCACCACAGCTTCGACAAATCTATTTCATCCCTACGCAATAACTTCCCACACTGCAGCTATTTGGTAGATGAAATCGACGGCTATCCACTAAGAGAAACCCGGGAACGTTGGAGTAAGCTACGCGAGAAGATCACTCACGTAGTACGAGTTGAAAAGCAACTTAAAAAGCTCTCCCCTGAAATAAGCAACTACGCCACTGTAGTTAACAAAATGGCGAAAGATTTCCCAGCTTGGTCGCATGAAATCGAGTCTTTAAAAACGCTGAAAAAAGAGGACCGAGCCGATGCTATTGAACGGTTACAAGCAATCTTTGAAGAGACTCGCGATTTTTATCCTGCACTAGACAAACTAAAAATTGACCATGAGGTAATGCGCCACCTAACGAAAGATTCGTTCTCGTCAGACAACAAACAGGCTGAGAACAAAGCCAACCTGATTTTTAAGAAAGAGGGCGTAGTCAACATCGACTACACCAAACAGATGCAGCTCATGTCATTACTCCTCAGTGATTCTTCTGCCCACCAATGGGAAGCTCTTGCAGTTGGTGTAGCCATGGCCACGGGTCGTCGTGCGATTGAAGTGTTGTTCCAGGGTGAGTTCGAAAAGATAGACAACAACCGCTTAAAGTTCACTGGCCAAGCGAAAAAGCGTGGTGGTGTTACAGGTGACGAAATGGAAATCTACTCACTAGCCGATGCCAATGTGGTGCTCAAAGCTCTATCGAGATTGCGTTCATTCTCTAACATCGCTTCACTAGCTAGTTTAAAAGCGGAACGACATTACAGCGTGAACGAGTTAGTCAGCAACAGAACCGCAGGACCACTTAACAAGTTCATGCGTGACCTGGTTGACCGATTCCCGATCACTCTTGAAGGCCACCGTCGTGATTGGGTATTCAAAGACACTCGCGCTATGTATGCCAAGACTTGCTTTGAGTTGTTTTTCAAAGACGACAAACGATGGGCGAAAAAAGACGAAAACATGTTCTATCAGGAGCTACTTGGCCACCACGATACCGACGCCCAAAACCACTATATGCAATTCAAAATCCACAACGCTGGCGCGAAGTGGGAGCCAGTAGTGGATGACTCACCAGAGCGACGCATCAACGCTATGAAGGCGATGAGTGAGAATGAGTGGATAGCGGCAAGAGAGAGCCGTTCTAGCCTGCACAAGGCCGTCATAGAGATGATAGAAAAAGACCCTTGGCGCACCATTAAACCTATTGATATTCGCAAAGGTCGAAACTACACCATGGTGAAGCAGTATCTTGAAGTGGTGGAGGATGCGCTAAAAATTGACCACTCTCTTGACGCAATCATGGAACGAAAAGCCGAAGAACACTCCAAGCCAAAAGCCGAGGAAAAGCCTGAAAAAGAAACTAAACCGAAGATGGAACAGCCTGCCGATAAAAGTAGCGAGCCAGTGCTCAAGCCTAAGATGAAGGGCCATAAAGAAGATGATGGTACTTGGTTGGTGGATGTTACGATTGAAGATGACAGTTGGCAAATTAGCGTAGGTAAAGAGCCTAAAAACGTTATGGAAGCATTCAGATTAGCTTGGAATGAGTTCGAGTTCCGCAGAGCTCTACCAGAAAAGCCACCTGCTCCTTTAGTTACCAAAGATGCAGGAATGTGGTACTCCCGAATCATGATCAAAGGGCAACCTATTTGTGAGGTTTGGACGCCTAGCAAGAAAGCCAGCAAGGACTCTACTCTTGCTCTATATCGAGACTTGAAGATTTAGCGACCATGGTCGCTAGGTGGCCCCTGCTGCAACAGGGGCCGGACATTTCAATTAAGGAGCAATCAAAATGTCAGAATCAGAGACTAGCAAAGAAAGTAGACAAGAGCGAGAAAGTGATATTCCTACTTATGCGTACCAAGTGGATAGAAGATATGTAGGATGGGATGAATTTCGAAAAATGACTGATGAACAATAAACTAAAAGCCCGCAATTAAAGCGGGCTTCTTATTAACTCAAATCTCTAATAGCCTGGTCAACATCAACCGTAGACTGCTCATAGTAGTGATATGGGCGAGACATAGTTGCCGAGTCACTAATAGCTGTCGCATTAAGAGAGAGTATTTGGTGGTGACCCTTTCCTAGTATTTTTAACTCATAAAGACCGCCAGCATTACCACCTTTATCTTTGCAATACATAACCCAATTGCCGTCGAAATTATCAGCTCGACAGGTGAGATCATTATAGATCCCTGATTCCTTGTATGAACTCCACAATTCAACTTCGGCATTGTGGATTTCATCTGGTTTATCATCACCACAGCCATATAAGGCTAAAGGGGCTAGAGCCATAACAATAAACTTTTTAAGCATTTTCTTTACCTATTCAACCAACTGAATAGGCTAGTATAATCCGATTTATCCACTAAAACAGTGGGTAACGTGTGATTAACGGTAGCCCGTAACTTTTAACATCCAATAGCCAAATAGAGTTTCATCGCTAAACCCTGTACGACCATAAATAAGATATTGGAAGGGAGCCATAACGAAGAAGATTGGGAAAGCCCAGAAACGATTCAGTCTATGATACCACTTGGTTTTAGGTCCAAACATTGGGTCTATAATTCTAAAACGGTGCTTATTCTGAGAGTCACCAAACAACTCTACCATTAAGTCTTCACCACTAAGTTTTTTAATATCTAAACCACGTTGTTCTAAATAACCTCTTACATGAAACTCATGAACATAGCGTTCTTTTCTCTCAATCATATACCCTCCGTAATAGCCTGTTTAACAGAGCCAGCCCAAGCCTGTGCGCTGTTCTTAATGTTTTCTAACCCATATTCAAGCATGACCTTCACGACCTTCGCAGCGTCGAGCTGGTATTCATTCACAGCGATGTTAGCTACTTCATAAACTACGTCGCGGTGATCATGGCTGAGTATGCTGGTGGCTTTTTCTGGGAACTCAAAAGAAGGTCTCTCCTCCCCTCCCTCAATGTACGCTAAAGCCCCGTCATTACTGATATCTTGCGCTTGAATTGGTGATCCACCCTGCGCAGTTTTGTTATTAATAAACAGTGGCGAAGGTGGATCATATTTTGGCGCTACCTGATCCTTTACTTCTTGCATGAATGGCGCGAATGCTGCTGCTAAATCGTCGCGTAAATCCACCAGGCCAGTTAAGCGGCATTGCTCATCTAGCTTGTCGAAGCGAACCTTGTAGCCTTGCTTAAATTCGCTTGTGCTTAATTCATTGATAAACGATGCGACTTGGCGTTGGATAGTGTCGATATCAAGTGTTTCTGCGTCTTGTAGGCTTTCTTCGATACCTTGAGAACGTAGCGAAACAAGAGTCTTCACTGCTTCCCATTCCGGTAGGTGTACAAAGTAAGAGTTAACATATTTGCCTTTCCCTAAGTGCTTTTTGCGTGATTCAACAGGGACACCAAAAGAGCGCAAGTGGTTGTTAAACCATTGCACTGGATTCGCTAAGGTGTTTGCAGAAACAGAGATGCCTGAATATTTGAAGAGTCGGTCTTTAGTTTCTTGCTTACGAAGCCATTCATAAAGAGCCGGTCTTAGTTCGTCAGCGGTCCATTGCTTGCCGTTGTAGTTCAATTGCTCATCGATACCAGCCACTTGCAGAAGCTTGATCAAATGCTTTCGTTTGATAGAAAGGTGACGCCAGCTAACACGGCTTTCTGCGTGTTGAACATCTTTCATGTCGAACGCTTGAGCCGAGTGAGCGTCTACGTTAACCCATGAAAGCTTTTTGATTGAATCAACAAAGCGCTGCTTGCTTTGCTTGTAAGTTAGAGCGGTTAGAACTGCGTCACGTTTGTTTCCTGGCATTGTGAGTGCGTTGTCCACATCATTAATCTTAGCGTTAGCACCATCGTGACCAAAGTTTTCGTAAACCTCTTGCGCAAAAGGAAGCAGGTAATCGAGCTGGTTTTCATTTGCCGCATCGAGGTGCAAGTCGAAGTTAACCTTTGATTTCGCAATCTCAGTCGCGGTGTAATCTTCACCATTTCGCATTACTGCTTGGAAAGCTTCACCGATATGAACAGGAGCGTCTTGTATATCTCGCAGGTCGATACGGTTGTTTCGGTCCTTTGCTTCTTCTCTTACCGTTGCACCAAACTCAGCCGCCAGCTTTTGCTTGGCCACTTGAATGATTTCATAGCCACCTTTCTCTGCCAGTTCTAAAAAGCGAGAACGGTAGCGGTTAGATGATTCATTTTGTTTGGCTTTCACTTTACAGAAAAGCCATTCGTATAAAGCGTTGCGAGTCGTGAAGTCGCCAGTCGTAGGATCGATAGATAATACTTTCATTGTCTCTGCAGAGACTTCTTCCACCAGCTTGTTTTGGATGTAAACAGGGTCTGTTGGCTCGCTTCTCTCAGCGTTGTCTAGGTAGACATGAAACTCTTGAACATCACGCGCTCGGTTAAGACCTTGGTGACCTTCTTCTGCTGTACCAACGCGAGAGGATAAAAAGCCGATGGTTTTATCAAACTGGTGAGCGTCAGATTTAATATCAAATCCGGTACCAAGAGTTGGTGAAGCGATCAGAACGTCAAGGTTAGGAACGATAGCGTTGATGTCTTCTAGTGCTGTTTTTACTTCATCTGTTCCGGTTACATCTGCATGAACAACCAACACCGAACCGTCATAGTGTTTACGCTCTCTTTCCTGCTCAATAGCTGTGCCTATCGCTTTTACTTGCTCTTTAGAGTTGGCGTAAATGTAGCGCTTACCTTTCGCCATGACTTGCTGCATGACTTCTTCAAGCAGGTGATCTTTTGACTCATAGACAAACATCTTTTTGCCCTGAGCAACTTGATAACTGTTTTTGAAGTACACGCCAGAGTGCAGGCCAATGTAATGACAGAAGTCGAACGCCAGCTCGCCCAAGTGCGCGTCGGCTAAGATTTGCGTTTGGCTGTTCGTAAGAACAAACTGCAGGTAGTTTAGGCAGTGCTCACCGTATTGGATTGTTTTCGCATAGTACTGCGCAAGGTTTTGTTCAAATTCATCAACGAAAACCACATCCCAATTAGAACCAGCGAGGCGCCATAGTGAATCCACAGAACAAACAAGAATATGCGCGTTACGCAGAGCCATGTTTGCATCAGTACCTGGTACCGGATCTTTGATGATAAGGTCTTGGTAAAACTCAACGGAAACATTATCACCTTTCAGGCCAGCCTTTAGAGATTTAGCCAGCGCAACACGGTGCGAGATAACAAGTGTTTTTAAATGTGGGTTTTTCTGAATGAAGTTTTTAACGGTGGTCGATTTACCTGTACCCATATCTGAGTCAATCAGGTTTAGACCTTTGCGGATTTCCGCTTGTAGATAGCGAGAGTTTGACTCAATTGTTTCAAAGCCTTTGATATCGTTCAACTGCTCAGAAACTGCATCCATCCCTAGATTTACGAAAGTATCACTCCAGTCGTAACCGTCTGTATGTGGAAGTGTCCAGTAACCGCCTGCGCGGTTAATCATTTCAATACCTGCTTTATCGTTATCAGGTGCAGCAATGAATTGGACGTCTGGATGTTCAGACTTCAGGCGTTCAATCAGGTGTGGAATGTTACCTTCACCAATTGGCGTCACGATAACTTCGTTGGTTGCTACGTGTGCAGAGTAAGCATCAGCGAAACCACCCACAACCCAAACACGTTTGGGTCCATGGTCGCAAAACTTACCGAAGGTGCAAAAACCAATATCAGTGCGAGCGTTATCGCTTGAAACTTTGTTGATGGTACGTTCACCAACTTTAAAGCCTTTATCTAAAATACGCTCAAAGCCGCAGAAGCGGCCTTGGTTAAATAACTGTTCGTAGATAGGCCAAACCAAGCATGGGTTATTAAAGCGGTCTCTACCCAAGCGAACATCAACAAAACGGTTGATATCAGCCATCTGTTTTTTCAGCATGTATTGAGTTGGTGAGAACTGAGATGGCCAGCTTTGGAAAAGCTGTTCTTCTTTACTTAGCTCTTCCCATTGTTGGTTTTCGGCTTGTGCTCTTTTCTTGTCTTCTGCTTTTCTGCGTTTCTCATATTCCGCAAAAATGCGCTGCTGCTCTTCCTCAGAACGGTCTTGTCGTTGAGGTTTCCAGCCAGCTTGCATTGCTTCATAGATGAAAGAACCAAAGCCAGTACGTTTGGTTCTACGGAAGTTTTTCCACCAGTTATTAAAGCCACGTTTATTGTATGAGCTGCCAGCGGCAGACCAGGACTCAAATACGTCTCTAGCCTGATCGCCAAATTCAGCGTAAAGCGCACGTCCAATTTTGGACCAGTCTTTATAAGGTAAGTCTGGAGAGATGTAACCGAGAGCTTCCTCGGCTTCATGCAATTCTAGTTGTATATAATTAGCCATCTTCGTTCCGTCTGATGACAGATACCACAAAAGAAAAAGTTACGGTTAGTTAACTTTTTCTATTGCGTATGCACGAATAGACCGCTAGAATTATAACCAACAAATTGAGGTGTGATGGTTTGTTCTAGCAGCCTAACACATAAGAAAAGTCGGTCGCCACAACCGGCTTTTTTTGTATCTGTAATTCTTGAATTTTCTTTTAAATCAACAACATAGCGTTGTGCATTTCTTTTACTTCTAAAAATCACTTTGCCCACCATGCCTTGATCGTTATCTATCGCCACAATAGTAAACGATCTTTGCATAAATGGGCAATGTTTGATTTAATTTATTTGTGTCAAATATGACATGAAATATGTTACTTACACTTTCTTGTCGACAATATTTCTAAATACTACACCTTTTATCATAGTGGTTTCTGTTACGTCCATCACTTGATATTGAGGATTAAGTGGAACCAGCATCTTTTTACCACAATCTTCAAGTAATTGCTTGAAGGTTGCTTCTTGAGTTGCTTCATCTACAGCCACAACATAGTCGCCTATCTCGGGATCTCTATCTGGGTTGACTAGAATCAAACTTCCATTTGGGAAAGTCTCTTTAGCTTCACAGTTTTCCATTGAGTTCCCAGACACAACCAAGCCGAAAGTGTTCTTAGGCATTTTCCCAGTAACAAATTTTTTGTCTTGGTTGTAGCTTTCAATACATGGGCTTTCCGCCCAGCCGCCAGCATTCACCCAACTTACAATGGGAATTTCTCTCCCAATAGCAGACGATACATGTCTTTTCCTTGGTGATTCCTTGGTTTCTGATGGTTGTTCGCTACCGATAGTTCTTCCGAGCTTTTTTTCCAGATCGGATAAAGACCAGCCGAATAACTTGCAAAAACCATCAACGATCGGCCAGCTAGGTATCGCGCCACGTTCGACTCTTGAGAGCGTGGATGAAGAACAGTCAATTCCCCACTCCTTAAATGTGGCTGCAACCTCATCAAGGCTAAACCTCTTTGTTCGCTCAGCTTTTATTAATTCATGCAATTCCATCGAGCTGCCTTTTTCTTTCATATATGAAAAATTGTCCGCTATCTCATATTTGACAGAACCACCCATGATACAAAGGCGAAATACTTTACTTTGTGTCAAATATGAAATAGAGTCGACATATGAAAACTCCCTTATATAGATGCCGGAAAAAAGAAGGTATTTCCTTAACACTATTGGCTGAAGAGTGTTGTTCGAGTGACTCAACGTTGAGTCGTTTGGAAAGAGGGATATCTAAAAACCCATCAGGTGAAGTTTGTTTTCAAGTGCTTGAACGATACAAAAACTATGGCTTAACCCTAGAGCATTTGATTTACCCAGAACGCTTCCCTGATTTCGATATAACTAAAGAATAGTCAGTAGGTGGTAGTAATGAAACGTCGAATAAACGACAACAGATTGTCAGCGATAGTGATTCGCCATATCAATTGCTATTTGGAAGGCACAGGTATTGCCGTAGAGAAGTACACAAGAACTCGCGTCTTACCTGAGCTAATCAAAGCTGGAGAACTTTTTGAACCTGAGACAGGCGTAGAGAAGTGGTACAAAAGCCAATCTCGTCGTCTTGTTCGCTACATCGACGGTGAAAACCAATTGTCAGTGAACTGGGTATTTCCTTTCATTTCCAGCCTCCCTAGCGAGTACCAGCAGCCATTGAAGAATGAGCTTTGTGGAATGCTAGGTTCTTTCTTTGTTGCTTTAACAGCCATGGGACCACGGACCCAAAACAACGAAACACGCTCACACTTGCCACAAATGGCAAAAGAGTGGGGCGACATCCTCATTAAATCAAACCCTGCAATGGATGGTGTTTTTACTTCTAGCGATGATCCCGTTGAAGTTCTTCATTACGCAAATGAGATAACTGAGTGCATTGGCATTTTAATGGCTGAGCTTGGTGCAATTTACCGAGCGACAGGGATTGAACCTGCCTCAGTCAAAGCGTACCGAAACAGCACTTTGTTTGATTAAAGGGGATGGCTATGCGTGTGAAGTATAACGAGGAAGGCCTACGAGAAGAGCTTCGCTCCGCGCTTTTAGTTATTCCCAGAACCAAAGGTCAGTTGGATGGTTTTGAAAACAATGGAAGTAGCGATGCAAGGTTTCAGCGCAGTAGTTACCGCACTGAAGTGGGTGAGAACGGCGAAGAATTGGCAAAAGTTAAACCGCAAGTGGTTACCACGTTGGCATGTAAACAGTTTAAGCGATCCCCTATGCCACTACCACCACAAGCGTTTAAGCATGCGAAATTGGTGCACGACATGAACAGCGCACCGGAGCATATCGGGGATTGGATTCGCTTCTGTTATAGCGAAGGCGCTCAATGCCCTACAAAAGTTTTGCTAAGTGTTTTGCTGACTTTCTTCTATGAAGAGGAATCCAAAAGCCTTAGCGATGATTCGAAGGAATTGATCAAGCACCTTGCCCTACTCGCTTGTATGCAGAAGCGCGATGCGCTGAACGCCAGCAGAATGCAATTAACTCAGGTGGAGATTGCGAAGCTGGCTGAGAAGAAACAGAAAGCATGGGAAAAGTCATGGGCTAAACGTTGGAACCGCCTGATCGACATTTTAAACCGATTCGATAAGGAGGGCTTAGACCATGTGCATGAACGAGGACGCAGCCGAAAAGCTGCCAGAAGACATGCCGACGTGCCTATGCAATCTGTACTTCGGGCTGCAGCCAGAGAATACGTGGCTGCCTGAGTGGGGATACAGCCGAACCACCAAGAAATTCATTTTGTATTGTCCCAACTGCAAATATCAGGTTGGGCCTTTTGATAACAAGCCAGCCGCTATTGCAAGTTGGGCCTTGTTAAACCGACACGGTGACGAGCATGTGTATAGCAATTGGGCTAAATACTATGCCGCACATTACCCAGTACCAGAGTACTTAACACAGTACTTACGCCAGGAGAGAGCATGATGAAAAAAGTTAGAGTCGAAAGGGACAAGCAGGGTTTTTGGACTCACCCTCAATTACCTGAGTGGGATGAAAGCACCACTTTTGCAGATAGTAAAAAGTGGTTTTCAGAGAAAGGATTAGATTGTGATCTCGTCATTATGGATGGTGATCTCGGTGAGCAATGGGGAAATGGGGAAATTGATAGCTGCTTGGCTTGGGAACCAGAGATTAACATTCAAGACGCTTATTTGGTCGGCATTTGGGATACCGAAGATGGTGTTGTAGCGATGTTTGCTTTTCCTCAAATTATCCTTGAAGAGTCTGATAAAGCAGCAGAATTTAAAACCGATATCAGCGGTTGGGTTTCAAGCGATGGTCGATTTTATGGAAAAGATGAAAGACTAGCGAGATATGCTGGCTCGACTCATCGCAAGTGTGACTGTGGAAACATCATCCCAAAAAACAGTTATTGCAACCCATGCGCAGAAAAACGCACTAAAGAGAAGTTTTTAGCCATGCCTGTCGTTGCTTGGGATGGCGTTTCTTACATCTACGACGAAAACACCGACAAGTATTTTAGCAATCCAGAAGAGTTGGTCGAACATTATGCAGTGGATGATTTGGACTCTTCTAGCGCGATGCTAATTGTTTGTAAGCCTAATTACGCAAGACAAATTGAAGATGATTTTTGGTGTGACGATCTCCCTGGAGATATGTCATTTGATGAATGCGGTGGAGTTGAACAAGAGACCATTAGCTTATTGAACAAGCTAAATGAGAAGTTGAAGACAACGGTTCTTTCGTACTCACCAGGCGACCAGCGCCTAGACCAATCTTTGCTTTTCTAACATGCCAAGTTAAGGAATCGCCATGCAAACCACGAACACAACTGATAGCCCATTTACTTTTGATAGCTTTTTCCAAGCCGAGTCTCACTTAGAAAAACAAGGCTACCACTGTGAAAAAGAACAATGGGTCCATGCTGATAAGCCAATTGTGTCCGTGGTCCCAACCGATAACGGTGTCCAAATTAAACCAATTCAACATTAAGAGTTAGCAATGAATATTTTCCCTAGTAACGCGATGGTGTATCGCTTTAACCGTGACGTCAGCTTTGACTTTGAGCAATTAGAATCTCAGCTTAAAGAGTTTGCTTTTGTTCCATGTGGTGAAACTGACAAGCAAAAGTTTGGCTGGACTACAGCACTTGGCCAAGGCAGCGATAACTTCATCCACCGAGGCGAGCACTTTGCTCTTATCGTCGCTAAAAAAGAAGTGAAACATATCCCTTCCTCGGTAATCAATGAAGAGTTGAACCAGAAGATAGATGAAGTAGAAAAGCGCGAAGGTCGTCCACTCAAGAAAAAAGAGAAAGACAGCCTAAAAGACGACATCATGATCGACTTACTGCCACGAGCATTTAGCAAGAAGTCTTTCTTCTCAGTCTTTATCAACAATAAGAGTAACCTGATCTTTGTTGACGCCTCATCTTATAAAGCGGCTGAAGACGTACTCGCCCTACTCCGTAAAACAATGGGAAGCCTGCCTATTGTGCCTGCAATCCCTGAAAAGGCGATTGAAACCTCATTAACTGAATGGGTTAAAAGTGGAGAGGTTCCGCAAGGTTTCCAGATTCTAGAAAACATTAAGTTGGTGTCTGTTCTGGAGAAAGGTGGTACCGCCACGTTCAAGAATCAAGACATTGGTTCGGATGAAGTTAAAGCTTGTATTGATGCTGACAAGGTTGTTTCAGAGCTTCGTCTTTGTTGGCAGGAACGCATCGAGTTCACGTTGGCCGATAAAGGCACAATTAAAAAGCTCAAGTTCTCAGATGAACTTAAAGATCAGAATGATGATTTACCTCGAGAATATGTTTTAGCTCGTCTAGATGCCGATTTCTGTCTTGCTGCAGGTGAAACTGAAGCCTTCCTTAATGATCTCTATTCGGCTCTTGGAGGTTTGCCAAACAACCAAGAGTCAGCAACCAATGATCAAGCTGATTCAGGTGAAAACGACGAGCTAGATTCTCTGTTTGGTGAGGCTCGTGCATTTGTCATTGAAACACGTAGAGCTTCTGTTACTGCTCTGCAGCGTCATTTCAAAATAGGTTACAACCGAGCAGCTCGCATCATGGAACAGCTAGAAATCACTGGCAATGTTTCGACTGCCGGCGCAAACGGTGGTCGTGAAGTTCTTGTTGCACCACAGGAGGCTAAATAATGGCGAGTCGTGGTGTTAACAAAGTAATCCTAGTTGGCAATCTAGGTTCTGACCCTGAAGTTCGTTACATGCCAAGCGGTGGTGCCGTAGCAAACATTACCATTGCCACCAGCGAAGCGTGGAGAGATAAAGCAACAGGTGAACAACGCGAGAAAACAGAGTGGCACCGTGTTGCTCTGTTTGGAAAGTTAGCTGAAGTAGCTGGTGAGTATCTACGTAAAGGCTCACAAGTGTATGTTGAAGGCCAACTCCAGACTCGTAAATGGCAAGACCAAAGCGGTCAAGATCGCTATACAACAGAAGTCGTTGTTCAAGGTTTCAATGGTGTGATGCAAATGCTAGGCAGTCGACCAAACAATCCTCATCAAGGTGGTTGGGGCCAACCTCAACAGCCAGCAGCACAGCGACCATCACCACAGCGTGGCCCTGCTCAATCTCAGCCACAACAAGCGCAACCGCAATACAACGAGCCGCCTATGGATTTCGATGATGATATTCCATTCCGCGATACCTTTGCTCGCGGTGCTCGCACTGCTTACGCCTGTTCATAAGGTCAAACATGCAGCCTGACTCAAACCAACTCGTGGCTTATGTAATGAAGCACAACCGAATGTCTCAGCCGCAGGCTATGGGTTGGTTAGATAAATGGGTGCCAGAGTGGAGAACGGAACCACCTCCACAGAGCGTTGGCACTATTTATTACGATGGCGCCTCAGATGGATATGAAAATGAATAAACAAATTCCCGAAATTACGCTGAACGCTGAAAATTTTTATAAGGCGAGTATTGATAAGAAGTTGAGCACTATTCGTCTTGGTAACAAAGATATTTCACCTGGTCCTGCTTTCTTGGTTAACGATGAAAACCAAGCAAAGATTCTGGTCGATATTTGGTTTGTTAACCATTGCCTGTTATCGGATCTAGAACTGAATGACGCAAGGCTTGATGGCTTCGACACAATGGAAGATTTAAAAGCGGAGTTGCGCCGTTGTTATCAACGACCACTACAAGACCGTGAAGTCGTCACTCAGGTTCTTTTTAATGTAGTTGAAGAAGCGAGGGTGGCGTGATGTATCAGATTCTCCCTCATGAATTAGTGGTCGATAACTTTGCTGGCGGTGGCGGTGCTGGTGAAGGGGTCCGTATGGCTTTGGGGCGTAGTGCTGACATTGCTGTTAACCATGATCCTGCTGCGATTGATATGTATCGCCTAAATCACCCAGACACTAAGGTCTTTTGTGAATCGGTTTGGGATGTTGATATTAAGAAAGTTTGCCAAGGTCGACCTGTTGGTTTTGGTTGGTTTTCCCCTGATTGCACTCACTTTTCAAAAGCCAAAGGTGATAAGCCGGTGGATCAAAAAATTCGTGGCTTGGCATGGGTAGTTGTTAGATGGGCGCTTCTCTCTGATATGAGAGGCTTTCATTTAGAGAACGTTGAAGAGTTTACCACTTGGGGGCCATTGAAAAAGATTGATGGTAAGTGGAAGCCTGACCCAGAAAAGAAAGGTGAAACGTTTGAAGCTTTTATCAAAGTGCTCACCACTGGTTTGTCTCCTTACCATCCTGCTTGGCCAGAAGTCTGTAGTGCTCTCAATATTGAAGATGATAGAGAAGCAAAAATAAAACTTCGTAATGGCCTTGGCTACAAGCTTGAACACAAAGTTTTGGCAGCTTGTGACTATGGTGCAGGAACAACGCGAGAGCGATTCTTTATGATAGCGCGTAAAGATGGTGGGAAAAACATCTGGCCTGAACCAACACATGGCGAAGATCTAACACCTTATGTTACAGCTGCAGACAGTATTGATTGGAGTCTTCCGGTTACGTCTATTTTTGGCCGAAAAAAACCGTTAGCAGAAAAGACTCTTGCCAGAGTTGCTAAGGGTATACAACGATTCGTTATTGATTGTGAAGACCCATTCATTGCACCTGGCGAAACAATTATTCCATTCATTACTGAGTGTGCTAACGCTTCCAGTCAACGCAATATGCCAATTGATGAGCCTTTGAGGACCATTACCGCTTATCCAAAGGGTGGAAGTTTTGCTTTGGTAACGGCTCATATAGTTAAGCTTCGTAACGGTAATGTTGGGCATTCAATGAATGAACCGCTTCATACCATTACCTCAGGTGGCAACCACTTTGGTGTTGTTACAGCTTTCCTGATTGCTTACTACGGTACCGACAACATGCAATCGTTGGATACTCCCCTGAATACGATAACGACGAGAGATCGTTTTGCCCTTGTGGTTGTTAAAGGTCATCCGTACATGATTGTTGATATTGGTCTAAGGATGTTGCAGCCACATGAGCTATTTAAGGCTCAGAGCTTTCGTGATGATTACATCATTGGCCATAACAGTTCAGGCAAAAAGTTATCGAAGAAAGAGCAAGTAGCCAAGGTGGGGAACTCGGTACCACCTCTTCTAGCTAAGGCTTTAGTTCAGGCTAACTTTGGTCAGCCGCTTTCAAATACGATTGCCGCTTAAAGGAACAGCCAGATGGAAGGTTTTAAAGGAAAAATCAGCTCCTTCTGGCGTTCTAAAAGTGGAAAGGTTTATTTCCGTCTATATGGAGTCGAGCACCCTTTTCTTATCGGTAGTGGCGTCAGGGAGGATCTTATTCCTTGGCTTGCTAAGAATTTGGGTGCTTGTGCAAATGCCATTGATAAGGGTGAATTTTATCTTGTCACTTGGTTTGGAGTTACATGCAAAGTCCATTTACGACAGAACGGTGAGCCAACCAAGTGGGAAGAACGCGAGCTGCCATACAAATGGGCTAAGGTGGCGAAAGTGCAGAAACGTCGTCGCCAGTGGTTAAGTGAAAATGAATACAACGGCTATTACGAGCCGATGATAATTAAGGATTGATAAAGATGAATGTAACTATCGCAAAGATGATTGAAGATGCTGGTCTCGAGATAGATGATGTAAGGCACATCATAGAAACCGTTCAGCAACAGGCTGCTGAAAAAGCCCCTGTTTTAATGAGTAGAGATAACCCAGCAGGCTGGAAACTTGAAGAACTAATGGAGCAAGTTCGCGGTGAGATCATGACCAAGTCTCTGAACATTGCTGAGGACATGTCGTTTGAGGCTCAAACGGTGAAAAATAATAACTTCTTGATCCTTGGGTTGCTGATGCAGGTTGAAGCAATTCAGCGTCAGTCTTTTGTTGTTATGTCGAAGCTTGGTGAAGACCAAGGACCAAACGGAAAGCCGAGAATTGGCAAGAATGCACTTCAAAGCCAAGATAAGTTAACTAGTGCCACTATGATGGTGCGTGAAGCAATTCAGGCTGCAGAAGAGTTTGGATTAGTTCGTGATGAGAGCGGTTCCGTTATTACGGGTGCTATTGAGAGCGAGCATGGCGTAGTGTTGGTTAAGGGGTAGTTTTGCTTACAAAGTTCTATATTGCTGGCCCAGTGAGTGGCCAGCCTAATCACAACGTTGAAGCGTTCAACAGTGTTGCTGATCAGATTACCGGTTCGGGTAATGCTGCCCTGTACACTTCCCTACTTCCAAAAGGCATGAGTGAACCGGAATACATGAAGTTTGCCCATGCCATGCTTGAGGTTTGTGATGTGGTTGTTCTGCTTCCTCGTTGGAGTATGAGTGAAGGTGCTACCGCAGAATTTCATTGGGCGGTGAAGTTAGGCAAGAAAATAGTACGACAAGAGCACCTGCCTTTGATTTTTAGACATTGGCATAAAAGAGATATTCTCTTGCAAGAGGCAACCCAAGAGGTGCTTGGAATGGTCAGTGGTAGCCGCTTAAATAGCCAAACCAGCTCTGTGTCACACACCAACGTTTAACCGTTAATAAGACTGGCTTTCCTCTCGGCAAGTAATTAGTGTCGGAAGTGACTTAAACGCCAGGAGAGTTAAAATGAACGTAAAACCAGAACAAGCGAATTTAGTGCTAAGTATCCTTGAAAGTGCTAACTGTGGCCCTACGACTATCGATTCTATGTTGCTTTGGGACAAAGAGACAGAGGAAGCAGGCCGAGCTCATTTGGAATTTGTTGTTGAGCAGCTATTGGTATCAGGGTGTATGACTTATACCGGAGATAAAAGGCTAATTACAACTCAGCAAGGCGAACTACACATTCGCCTAGTAACACAACATGTAGCGTAATTTGTCAGATTTTTATCAATATGTAGTTGCAAAGGTAGGGTTGTGAGTATATAGTTTTACCAAGATGCGGTTTTTATAACCCATCAACAGCAATAATAAGACTTGAGACCTCTTAGTATTGAACAGAAACCTCGCTTCGGCGGGGTTTTTTCGTATTTGGCGCAGCCTTGAGTACCAGAGACCCGTTTGGCGACGGAGAGGAAGCTGCGAATCTTTTACGGCAATGAAATGGGCGACTGTTAAGAGGTGCAACTCTTAACAGCCATCTAACCTATTACGCAAGTCATAAGCCAGACCAAGGCCCATCCAGCTCTGCAGAGCGCGGTGGAGTTTACACGAAAGTGGGAACTTATGACATTACTTAAAGAATTACGCTGTCCGCATTGCAACAAGCTGCTGTGCAGACATTCAGGCTCGGTTGAAGTGAAATGCAGCCGGTGCAAAAACATTGTGAAGAGATAAGAGTGCCAAGAGTGCCGATTTAGGAGGCACACTTGAAACAATCTTTTCGAGATGGACAAGTACAGCTGGTTAACGCTGATTGTCTTGAATACCTTAAAACGCTACCAGATAGCAGCGTTGATCTCGTTTTAACGGACCCACCCTACTTTCAAGTAAAGAAGAATGCATGGGATAACCAGTGGCCAGATGTTGAGTCGTTCTTAGCCTGGTTAGATGAGGTGCTGCTAGAGTTTTGGCGAGTGCTTAAACCGTCTGGTTCAATTTACCTTTTCTGTGGCCATAAGTTATCAGCTGATACTGAACTGCTTATGCGTCAACGCTTCAACGTTCTAAACCATATCATTTGGGCTAAACCAAGCGGTCCATGGCGAAGAATGAGAAAGACAGACTTACGCTCTTTCTTTCCAGCAACAGAACGAATTTTATTTGCAGAACATTACGGAGCTGACGGTCACGCTAAAGGCGTTGCTGGTTACGCTACGAAGTGTGCCGAGCTAAAAAGAGAAGTATTCGAACCACTGATTGAATACTTCAGAACTGCTCGTCAATCACTTGGCATTTCTGCAAAAGATATTAACGCCGCCACAGGCACACAAATGTGTTCGCATTGGTTCAGCGCCAGCCAATGGCAACTGCCCAATAAAGAGCAATACGAAAAGCTGCAGGCGTTATTCAATAGCCGAGCGGTTGAATTAGGTCGTTCACATGAAGATCTGACAAAGGAGTTTGATTCACTCAATAAGGAGTATCAAACACTCTGCAGAGAATATGACGATTTGAAAGCGGAGTATGAAAACCTTCGTCGTCCTTTCTCAGTTACCAGCGAAGTCCCATACACCGACGTTTGGACATTTGCACCTGTTCAGTATTACCCGGGTAAACACCCATGCGAAAAGCCAGCCGATATGCTGGAGCACATTATTACGGCAAGTAGCCGTGAGGGTGATGTTGTTCTTGATGCGTTTATGGGTTCAGGTTCAACGGGTAAAGCCTGTTTGAGTTTGAATCGTAAGTTCATTGGTATTGAGATGGAAGAAGGCACTTACTCTCAGACAGTAGAATCATTTAATAAGTTATAGGGCGCATTTCGCGTAAGACTCCATGCTAGAGAAGAAAAAGTTTTGGCTGTCGGCTCTAGCTGGAGTCGTTGTAGCTTTCATTGTTGCTAAAGGTGACAAAATTACTGCGGCTATCGGTAGTTTAACTGCCACGATGGGCGCTCTTGGTTTGAGCCAGTGGTCAATGATCATTGGTATCGCATGTACCTTGCTGACTTTCGTTATTACTAACGTGGTAAACATCATCTACAAGCGTAAAGCTTTAGCCGTTTTGGAAAAGAACGCTCAAAGCGGAAATTCAGCGACGGCCTTTATCACTGAGGAAGAAGGCTGATGAAACACGTTAAAAAGATAGTTTGCTCAGTTGGCGCAGCCATCGCGCTCATTGTTACGGGTGTCGTTCCTAACAATGTCATCGTTTCACCTGCAGGCTTGGAGTTGATTGGTAATGCTGAAGAGTGCCGATTAACTCCATACATTTGTCCTGCTGGTCTTATTACTAACGGGATAGGTAACACACACAGTGTTACAGATAAGCCCATCACCATAGAACAAGTCGCTAAAGACTGGGCTCAAAACATTGAGTCCGCACAGGATTGTCTTGCTGCCACCACGAATGTTGCTGCATTGAGTCAGGGCCAGATTGATGCCTTCACATCATTTATCTTTAACGTGGGCTGCACACGATATCGGCATAACTCGGACGGTAGCGAGACACGCATCTATAAAAAGCTTAAAGCCGGTTACTACACCGAAGCCTGCCAAGAACTTAAATTCTGGGTTTATGGCGGTGGTAAGAAGTTGAACGGCTTGATTAAGCGACGAGGAAAGGAGATGGAACTTTGCTTTTCGTAAAAAAGATTCTCGACAACCTCCATGTGGTTGCCATTGCCATTCTTCTTGGTTTTATTCTCTTTCAAACCTACACGATATCGGGTCTTAAATCTGACCTTGATCAAGCGAATATCGCGAAAGGTAAAAAGGAAGCTGAGCTCGGTATCGCGGTAGCCTTTAATCAGTCACTAACCACCACGGTTGATTCGTTAGTCCAGCAACTCGATGAAGGCATGATGGCTGAAGAATGGCGACAACAATTGAATGCGACCATGGACGCAAAACTTAAAACATCCATCTTGGACCTAGGGAAACTATTCGATGATGAAGCGAAAAACAGTGCTGATGGTTGCAATGAGCAGTATAGCCCTTCTATCTATGACCGGATGCTCCAGCATTACGGAACCGGAAAAGGAGATAGTGGTTCAGGTTAAAGAGCGATTTGTTATTCCTCCACCAGCTTACCTCAGTCCTTGCAACATTCCTTACACAGAGCCACCGCGTACTCACTCAGAGCTGGAGTCAGCCGAGCGAGACTTAACATGGCAGACAGCGATGTCAGTTTGCGCGAAGAAGTTCGACAAGATTAAACAGTGGTACCAAAACAAGCAGGCCGACAAATAGCTAATTGGCTTGCTCATGTAAGGATAAAAACCATTGCTTTCTTTCGGCCCGACTTAATTGTCGGGCTTTTATTGCTTAGCGTTTTCACGAGAGTGTTAAGCAATGAATTACCACACCGTTTTGTATTGATTCTATCGAGGGCAACTTATGTAGTCATTAACTCCCCAGTGGGCAGGTGACGATAACTGAACGGGCAGACTATACGTTCGTCACGGAAATCAATCTCATGACAGTAACAGCCTGGTCAATCCACCGGACTGTTACAAACCCGAGCCATACAAGGAAAAGTCGATAGTTGTGCAGGTGGCGCATTGGATTGTGCATAGCCATTCGACGCTTTATTGCTAAGTGCTTTCTCAGATAGTCCTTAGCAATAATTCAATTAACGAGGTCAACATGAGCCAGACTCAAACTTATTTCAACTCGGTTATCAGTACTCAAGCTCAAGCAATGGAAGCATTGATGACCAATCAGCCAACGGCTAACCCTCAGTTAATGGAAGAAGCCAAACAGCTTTTAGAAGAGGCTGTACTTAAAGCAACTCAGGCAGCAAAGGAAGTGACCGATGAAGTTAATTGATAACTGGAAAGAGTCGGGAAAGCTTTGGTCTATACAGGCTGCAATTGCTCTGGTTATTCTTAATCTGATCATGGCTTTGCTTTCTATCTACGAAACATATTTACCAGCAACGCTATTCGCAACATTGAATGCGCTTGGCGCAGCAGGCATTGCGCTTCTTCGCATCCTTACTCAGAACGTGAGTGGGACCGTGGACGCAAAGGAAAGCGAGTGAGAGTGGCATGGGTCCTTTCGGGCTACCCGCGCCACTACGGGTGTGTGAACGCGCAGAGCCTCGCTCGTTGAAAATTTTTTTTGATTTTGGAGGTTTCCGGTTTCCGGTTTTTAACCATGAATGAGCAAACTATTTTATCCCGACAAGAAGTTTACGCAGTCGGATATAGCAAAGCTCCTTGGTATTTCTGACAGGCAGGTCCGAAACCTTACGCAACAAGGGATTCTGCCTGCCGCCAAGGGGCGAGACGGCATGAATCCATTAGCGTGTATTCACCAATACATCGCGTATAAATCCCAGTTAAAGGTTACTTCACCAGAAGCGGAAACGGAGGCTGACGAAGGTGAAGAATTGGCTCGTGAAGAGCAACGACTCAAGCTTGAAGACAAGCGCGAGACAATTGCTATGAAGAAAGCTAAGCGAGTTCTCTTTGAAAAGACCTATGGTCCGATAGAAATCATAGTAGATACGCTTCAGCAGGTCGGTGGTCGATTGGCTAGTCGTCATGATTCACTAATTCCTAAGATGAAAATAGCCTACCCAGACTTACCGCAATCAGCGATAGAAATACTGGAAGCAGAACTCACGGCAGCAGTAAATGAGTGTACAGACATCCTCCCCGATCTCTCTGACTACTTTGAAGGCGATCCAGACAGCTGTCCGGCGTGGCTTGTCGGGGATGAGGAGAATTCTTCCAGTATCGGGGACTGAATGGTGCGATAAGCATTTCAGATTACCAGCCGGTTCATCACAAACTGCAGGCCAGTGGACGACTATGCCTCTGCAGATCGTTCCGCTAAACATGATGTGCAATCGTGCGATACGATGTGTCGTTTGGCAAAAATCAGCGCGTATTGGCTATTCAAAAGTTTTGGTTGGTTCGGTTAGCTGCTTGCAGGCTCAGTATGGAACTAATGCTGTTATTTATCAGCCAACAGAAGATGATGCAAAAGACTTCACAATTGATGAAATAGATGCGGCATGGGAAGAAATGCCGATCATGCGGAAAATATTTCCGTTTCTTTTTGCTAACAATGAAAAAAACACTACCAAAAAAAAGGTGGGCTTAGGTTGGACGCTAGATATTAAGGGTGCAGGTACACCCAAAAATATGCGTCGCATGACCAAAGGTGCAATCTTTGGTGATGAGGTTGATGGTTGGGATTGGGAGCTGGGCAAAGAGGGTTCACCAATAAAGTTAGCCCGTACCCGTTTAGAGGGTGCTGCTTTCCCAATGGAGCGTTGGGGAACAACGCCAACCGTTGCTGGCGAATCACATATTGAAAACCTGATGGCTCAGATGGATCTGACTTTTAGATTTTACCTACCATGTCCTCATTGTGGACATGAACAAGTTTTAGAGTGGGGAGGTCCTGATACCAAACATGGTATGAAGTGGGACAACTCACAAACCAGCATAAATGCGAAAGCCAGAACGGCGCATTATTCTTGTGTTAATTGTCATGGACAAGGCGAGCATCTCGGTAAAATTTATTATAACCAACTGGCTCAGATGCAAAAATCTGGTCGTTGGATTGCAGAAGATGGTACTTGGACGAAAGACGGTATTAACTTCTTTTCAGAATCGAATGAGCAAGTTGAAACACCTGAAACCGTCGGCATTCACTGTTGGGCTGGTTACAGTTTAAACCTTTCTAAAGGTTGGATTGGATTAGTTAAGGAGTTTCTTAGCTGTAAAGGAGATCCTGCCAAACTTAAGCCATTTGTTAACCTGGTGCTTGGTGAGCTATGGGAAGGTGATAATCGAGATAAACTCGACTGGGAAGTCCTTAAAAATCGTCGTGAAATCTGGTGGAAAGGTGAGCGTAGAGATAACCCAGTACCAGACCGAGCTAGTGTCTTGACTGGAGGTATAGATACCCAAGACGATCGTGTTGAAATGTTTGTGTGGGCATGGGGTAAAGGTGAAGAATGCTGGCTTATTGATCATATAGTTTTACTTGGTGATTTATCGAGTGATGAACTGAAAAAGATAGCTGGCGAAAAACTTTACAACCAATACAAAAAAGCAAATGGCGAACTGATGGATGTCCGTTTGTGGTGTTGGGATGCTATGGGACATAAAACAGATGATGTTTATGAAATGAGCCGTCGTCATGGATCGCTTTGGGTCATTCCTATTCAAGGTGAAAACCAATATGGCAAAGCCATTGCAAACTTTCCTCGCAAGAAAAATAGTAAGAAAGTCTACTTAACACGATTAGGTACGGATGGAATAAAAGCTCGTCTGTATGGTCGTCTTGGTTTGCATCCATCACCCCAAGGTGAAGCGGTACCAGGATGTATTCATTTTCCAGTCGATGATGCAATTTGTGGCGACGAGTTCTTTAAACAACTTTGTAGCGCATCCAAGAAGCTGGAAATTAAAAAGAATGGTCAGCGAGCTTGGCGTTGGGTTAAGCAGTATCACCCATTTGATGAAGCATTGGATGGTTGGAACTATGCTCATGCCGCTTTGAATATTCTGGTGCAAAGGTTTGGTTTCGTCTTAACAGAGCCGGATCCACTTCCTCAGAGTTCATCACCAAAAACAAGCAGTATTCGCGCCGCAGCAGAGCGGTTAAAAGGAGGCTAAGTGTCTTTACAAGATAAATTGAGACAGGCCGAGGATGCTTATCACAAGCTCCAAACTGGCACCATGGCCGTGTCCATTATGAAAGATGGTCGACGTGTTGATTTTAATCGCGCCAATATCCATCAACTCAAGAATTACATTGATGAATTAAAAGCGCAGCTTGGTATGACTAATGTGCGTCGTCGACCACCTGCAGGAGTGATTTGCTAATGACTAACCAAATTCTTGCAGCCGATGGCGTAACACCATTACGTAACACCATTCCTCAACGTCAAAATGCGGTATTTCGTGGCGCAGGCGCAGGCTTTGGTGGTCAGCTGCGAGATTGGAATCCGCAATTGCAAAGCGTGGACGATGCACTGTTACCAGTGCTGCCCCAAGCGCAGGCAAGAGCAGATGATGTTATTCGCAATAATGGTATTGCCGCTAACGGCATTCAGCTCCACCAAGATCACATCATTGGCTCAGAATATCGTCTGAGTTATAAGCCCAATTGGCATTTGCTTGGCATTAAACCTGATTTGGGTTTTGTAAAAGATGTTGAAGCGGTTTTTAGAGATATTGCCGAAGATCCTAACTGTTATATAGATGCAGAAAGGAAACGCACATTCACCATGATGATGCGAGAGTCCGTTGCTACGCATGCTTATTCCGGTGATGTGATGGCAAAGCCGGAAATGATTCAAGACCCTCACTCACCATTTGCTACCTGTATTCGCATGGTTGCGCCCAAGAAAGTCACCAATCCATCTCGGATGATGGACACCAATCAGTTTCGAGCTGGCGTAGAGTTAAACCATTTAGGGCAGGCTATTGCGTATCACATAGAGCAAGGTGGTAACCGCTTTGGTGTTGGTCGAGAGTGGCGACGAGTTCCTAAGCGACTGCGTAATGGTCGCATTGGTTTTATTCACGTGTTTGAACCGATTGAATCAGGTCAGACGCGAGGTGTTAATAAGTTTTTGAGTAGCTTAGAGCAAATCAAAATGCTCGATACTCTACAAAACACCACATTGCAAAAAGCTATCGTGAATGCGATGTACGCTGCGAGCATTGAATCAGAGTTAGGCTCAGAAGACGCGATGCAGTTTTTACTTGGTTCAGGGCAAGGCGGAAATAATGGTAACCCATTAGATACGCTGTTAACTGGCTATGGTGATTACTACGCAGTGAACAATGTTAAGTTAGGCGGCGTTAAGCTTCCTCACTTATTCCCAGGTGACAAAATCAATATTCATTCTGCAGGTAGTGCAGACAATGGATTTGCTGATCTAGAGAAATCAATCATTCGCTATATAGCGGCAGGATTAGGGTTAGATTACTCGCAGCTATCTCGCAATTATAGCCAGATGAGCTACTCGACTATTCGAGCTGCAATGAATGATTCTTGGCGTTACTTCATGGGCCGTCGCAAGATTATCGCTAACCGATTTGCCAGTTTAATCTTTGAATTGCTATTTGAAGAGATGGTGATTCGCAAGTACATCACTTTACCGTCAAAAGCTCGTTACTCTTTCCAACAACGTCGTCATGCATGGACCCGTTGTGATTGGATTGGCGCTGGCCGTATGGCTATCGATGGACTGAAAGAAGTGAAAGAGGCAGTTCTACTGATTGAGTCAGGGTTATCGACTTATGAAGAAGAAGCCGCGAAGCTCGGTAAAGATTATCAAGAACTGTTTGCTCAGCAAGTTAGAGAGTCAGACGAGCGTAAAGCAAAAGGCTTGCCGCCACCAAGTTATATGAAGCTTGACGACTTTGCTCCAGAGCAACCAGAAGGACAAGTTAATGGTTAGAAATTTAGCTCATATTGCCAATTTGGCATTTAATCGACCTGTTGCACTCGAACCCGGCTATGCCCGGGTTTTTTATTCTGTGCTTGCCAGTGAAATGGGAATTGGTCGTTTAATTGATGGTTCCACAGGCGAAGTATTAGATGCTCAGCGTATGGAGCAAGAAGCGGCATCTTACCGTTCTAATGCACAGGCAAAAGTGGATGAAGACCGAGGTCGTTATTACCAATTGGTCGACGGTGTAGCCATTGTGCCAGTGAGTGGCACGCTAGCGCATAAATACGGCTCAATCCGACCTTACAGTGGCATGACAGGTTATGACGGCATCATTGCTCGAATTGGCTTTGCCATGAAAGACCCTGCTGTTCGTGGCGTGATGATTGATTTCGACACTCCAGGTGGACAGGTCGCTGGTTGTTTTGATGCAACAGATATTATCGCAAGGTTCCGCAACGAAAAGCCGATCTGGTCATTAGGTTATGACATGCACTGCAGTGCTGGTCAGGCTCTTTCCTCAGCTTGCTCTCGTCGCTTAATTACTCAAACGGGAGTAGCCGGTTCTGTTGGTGTCGTTATGATGCACGCGAATATGGAAGAACTAATGAAAAATCGAGGTGCTGAAATCACTTTGATTCATTCAGGTGCACATAAGGTCGATGGCAACCCATACGAAAAGCTGCCTGATGATGTGCGAGCCAATTTGCAATCTGAATTGGATAATACTCGTCAGTTATTTGCACAGAAAGTTGCCACAAATATCGGCATGGATGTGCAAAAGGTACTAGATACAGAAGCCGCAACATATACAGGTCAAGAAGCTGTAGATATTGGCTTTGCCGATGAATTGGTTAATGGCTCAGATGCCGTTAGCTTAATGATAGAGCACCTCAATGCTCAAGGTTCAACAATTGTCGATATGGGAGCAACCATGACAACAGAAACTAAAAAACCGGAAGCTTCTGCTGCTCCTAATGCAGCAGAAGCCGCCGATCAAAATACGGACACTTCGACGGATGCGACCACGGTCGCAAACAATGAACGTGAACGTGTTATGGGGATCCTTAGCTGTGAAGAAGCTAAAGGTCGTGAAGATATGGCAAGCAAGTTAGCGAATATGCCAAACATGAGTGTTACCGATGCTCAAGAGTTACTTGCCGCTGCACCTAAAGCACAATCAAATGATTCAGCAGCTGAAGCGTTAGCAGCATTGAGCGCCGAACATGGTGAATCACTTGATACTAGTGCCTCTTCTGATCAATCCAGTGATAGCGACGAAGAGCAATGCGCTTCTTTGTTGGCTGCTATCGGTAAAAAACGCGGTTAAGGAGCCACAATGGAAAAGCAAACTTATACACCTGATAACTCAGTTATTAAGCAAGGCGACGCTGTTCAGCGCATGATTAAAGCTGCTCAAGTTTTCCCACGTATGACGCCACTTATGGAAGATGCAACTAACAAAGAAAAGTTAGTTAAGTGGGATGGTACAGCAGGCAAAGCGGTTGTTCTTAGTGCTTGTGAAGCAGCAAATCCGGCACAGGATGAACTTAAAGCCGTCATTGTTTCAGGTATCTATCGAATTAGTGAGCTGAACTGGCCGGATGGCTTGAGTGATGCAGAAAAACGCGCAGCCTTTCAAGGCACCGCAATCAGTGTAGACGACGAGTAATCTCGTCGTTTTTTTTAGCTTAAACAAAGAGATTACTCATGGATTTATTTACTACCCGTGCGCTTCTGATGGCAATTCAAGAAGCAGGAATTAAGCGTGATAACTTTTTTATGCGCATGTTCTTCCGAGAAGTTCATACGTTCGATACTGAAAAAGTAGATTTAGATCGTATTCCAAACAAACCGAAAATTGCACCATTCTGTTCTCCGCTAATTGGTGGCGTTGTTGATAAAAACCAAGGTTACACAACTGAAACCTTCTTGCCGTCATATGTGAAATCTAAGCATGCCGTGACAGGTAAACAGACAATTAAACGCCTTCCAGGTGAATCTATTGCTGGGACTAAATCAGCGAAAGAGCGTCAGAATGCGATTGTTATGCAGAACCTTGAACAAGAAGAGCAAGCAGTTCAAATGAAAGAAGAGTGGATGGCTGCTCAGATGGTTTTAACTGGTAAGTATATGGTCGATGGTCCTAACATCGAAGAACCATATGAAATCAGTGCAGGTCGTCGTGCTGAAAACAACATCACTCTGGTTGGTTTTGAAACATGGGATCAACTTCCTAAAGAAACTCACGATATTATTGAAGACCTTGAAGAATATGGTGAGCTTGCTGATGGTCAAATTGACATCATTATTGCTGACAAAAAAGCGTGGAGTCTTCTGCGTAAGTTCAAGTCATTCAAAGATGCATTAGAAACACGTCGTGGTTCAAAATCAGAATTTGAAACTGCACTTAAAGATCTTGGTAAAGCTGTTAGCTTGAAAGGTACTTTGGGTGATGTGGAAGTTTGGGTTCTTGATTCAGAGTACACCGAGCGTGATGGAAGTACTCAAAAGTACATGCCAGAAAACACAATCATTCTGGGTCACACTGCATCACGTGGTTTGCGTCTATATGGTCAAATTCAAGACCTTCATGCTCAGAACGAAGGTTTAGATGAAGCTGATCGTTATGTGCGAGATTGGATTGAGGGCAATGATCCAGCAGTTCGCTATACCAAAACTGAGTCGGCACCAGCACCTTACCTTGTTGATGTGAACAACTTTGTAGTGGTTAAGGTTAAGTAACCATTAAGAGGGAAGCATATAGCTTCCCTTTTCTTTTGACTAAATAGTAGGAAATAGCAATGGCGAAAACTAAACAGCCCTACCAAGAGCAGATTGACAATCTTTGTAAAGAGTTAGGCATTACTGAACCTCAGTACACTGACAAAACCACAATCCAAGAGCTTGAAGCGATTATCGACAATCTGGAAGCTCAGCTTCCTGATGAAGAAGATGAATCTACAAACTTAGAGCAACCTGATACTTCAAAAGAAGCTGAATCAAGTAATGACGAAGTTGAAATTACTCTGTCTGACGATATCCCAGATGATGCTGAAATTGATGATTCTGATATTACCGTTGAAGTTAACAGCAATGAAGAAGAGCAAATTGAAGTTAAAGCCGTCTCTACATTTCGTTGTCGTGTAGGTGATGAACGAATTACTGTGGTTTCTGGTAATCGCAAGTTCCTGCCTGAAGATGTAGCTATGGATGCTTTACAGCTTGGTGTTGCAGTGCTCATTGGTAAAGTAGGGTAGTCAATTTAAAAATGAATATAGGAAGCGGAGCTAAATGGCTCCGCTTTCTCTGGAGTAACCATGGAATTTGATTCGCTATTTAATGAAGTAATGGAAATGGCAGATCAAGCCATTGAGGATGCTATGGCATCTAAATTTCGTCTCTTATTAAGGGATGGTTCAAATTTAGATATCAAAGCGATCTTTGACTCAGTGCTGGAAGTTAAACCAACCAGCAGTAAAAAGAGTAACTCACCGATTATTTGTGAACAGGGTGCGCTGACTGTTCTTAACCAGAGAGTAGATGACTCACTGGTTGAGGGTGCGACAGTTGAAACGCCAATAGGCAAGAGAACGGTTTACGACGTCTATTACCCAGATGCAACGACTAGCATTTTGCAGTTAGCCATTTATACCACACCTGGTAAAGGGGCGAATCATGGCGGGTTTATTCGAACTGGCTGATCAAGGCTTTGTTCCGACAGAACGTCGAGTCCAAACGGCTGCGCGTCCGTATCATATCAATTTGAGTAGCATTGCCTTTCAGGTAAAGCAGCAGCTTAAAACACTGGATAATGTCGTTGATATTGCGCTTTCTCGGGCAATTACGAAAACGGCTAGATGGCTGGCTTATCACTCAGCTAGAGAGTTGAAAGTCGCGCTCAAGTTGAAAAACACCAAGCGCATTCGAGACCGGATAAAAATCTTCACTGACAAGGGTGTAGGGTCTACATCCATTTGGTTTGGTTTGGCTCCGATAGAGATTGAAGCGGCTGGTCAGCCTCGGCAGAACGCAGACGGTGTTCGTGTCGGTGGCCGTCAATATGACGGTGCATTTTATACCACCATCTATGGTGATAAGCCGTTTGTTTATATTCGAGCATCACGCAATCAGCGAGAAGGTCACACGGTTTATCGTCGTCACCACCAAGGTTATAACCCTAACTCTATTCGTGATGAAGAGCTGATGGGTCGTTTCCCTGTTCAGCGCTTAGGTTTGGATATTGAAGAACCGGCTACTTACATACTCGAAAGCTTTGAGCGTCGAACGAATGAGCGTTTCTTAGTTCTATTTGATCAGGAGTTAAATTTTGAGCTCTCAAAACGTGGTCTTTCTACCTAGCGAATATTCAGATGCACTCAAAGCAACGTTAGAAAATTTACTTGTCTGGAAAGACGAAAATGAACAGGAACAGCCTTTTAAAGTTGTCGATTATACAGAGTTTGGTCGTATCGAAATTCAGCAACGCACAGCGTTTGTTGAAGTGCTGAAAGCCAAGGGTACGTACACCTATCCAGACGGTCGAACTTATGAAGATCTAGACGTCACTATTCATGCCGTTTTTCCTAATTCAGTACCGTATTCTTCTAAACATGCTAATGATTGTTCGTTTGGTATTCGTGACCAAATCGTTTTGGACTTAGGACCAAAGAACGGGCGAGAACCACGTTGGCGTTGGGGGCTTCATTCTGAAAGTGTCGAAAAACCAGAAAACGTTGATCGTATGCCATCGATGTTTGCCAATGGTGATAATGGTTATGAAGGCTGGTGTGTCACCTTTGTTCAAAAAGTTATCTATGGTTCACCGATGGAAGAAGATGAAGTTCGGGATTCCATCTATATCGCTACCAATGAAAACATTGATGACGGTGACAGCTACGAAGAGTTGAACGCTAATGGTTAGTAGAGAAGTTGTTGAGCAGCTTATTCAGAATAAGACGCAGCCACTAGCCGAACAGCTAGTCGAAATGGCAGACGAAATTGAAGAGCTTAACCGCCGTCTTAATCAGATGATTCGCTTTGGCACTGTGATTGAAATAAATCCAGATGAAACGCTGATTAAAGTTCAGCATGGTAAGAACGAAACCAAGTTTATTAAATGGTTTACGTTAGCCAGTGGTGAGATGAATCAATATCGCTGTCCTAGTAAAGGAGAGCTTGCTCTGTTACTGGATATAAGCTCTGGCGTTTCGAGTAATTATCTTGCTCTGTGTGGATGGGAGGGAGAAAAATTCCCCTTTCCCATAAAAAACGCTAAACAGGCTATAACTCAGTTTGGCCCGTTAGAATTTCTTTGGGACAGCGAAGCTGAAACCATCACCATTAAAGCTCCTAAGAAAATCATTCTTGATACCGAGTTGGTTGAATCAACAGGAGATGTCGCTGACCAAGTGCGCACCATGAGTGAAGATCGAGAGCTATACAACGCACACGATAATCATCCAGGTAACACTCCACCTAACATGCCGCAGTAACGCCTATGAGTATTGATGTTTACAAAGCCATTATGAGTGGCGGTCTTAACCTTTCAAGTCCGTCAGTGAACTTAGGCAACGTTGCCATAAGAGACATTAGTGCTCTTGAGAGTGAGTTAGACAATCCGTTGCTTGAGCCGTTGGTTGATACCAGTATTTTAAGTTCAACAAAGACAGCAATTAGAGCAGCTAATACCTCGGCTAATGCGTCTGTTTTTCATATGACATCAACACTCAACAACTCATTGACGTTAACCTCGCGCAGTAATGCCATTAACAAGCTTGATGCAAAAGCGGATGGCGTAGCTAAAGGATGTTCAAACACCACGAACATGTTTGGCAGCATTCAAGGCGAAACAGATTCAGCGTTTAGTGAAATGCAGACCAAAGCGAACGAGCTTAGTCAGGGGATCAGTGATTTGTTGGCAGGTGTTATTGATGCCAGTGAATTAGAAAGCATGATGACTAGCGTGTCAGATGCAATTGGGACCGTGGTCGCAAGTGTTGAAAGCTTGGTAAGCAAAGAGCAGGAACTTGGTAAAGAGCTGATTCAAAAGCTTGAAGCTAACTCAGTGGCTCAGGCTATATCAACGCTTTGGAAAGACCCATGCACGCAAGCGGTACTTGATACAGTGCTGCCGCAAAATATTAAGGATTTGCTGTGATAGGAATGGGACCAACAGGAGCGACAATCAGTGGCTTTGAGCAGTTTAAACAGCGCTTTGCCAGAATGATCACCACACCGCTAGCTAGTCGGTTTAGAAATCGAGCAAGAGGAAGTAAGGCTCGTAATTACGCAGATGCAAATGCTGGCGACACGATGTTAGTGACACTTCAAGCGGAAGTTATTCGCTCTGTCAGTGACAAGAATAACCTAATGAATGAAGAGTTCGAGATTGAGCAATGCTTAGCAAGTCGAACGAAAACAGGCGTTTCTATTGCTGTGAAAGGCAAATATAAAGGCGCTCCAGTGAAGTTTGAGGTACCAATGAATGTTTGATATTCAAAATGATAAGTTGGAACAACCTGAAGCGTTTGTTATGCCTGCTTATGATGTTCAGTTAGCAGAATTCAAGTCTCGAATTATTGAACATTTGAAAGTGATTAAGCCGGAGTTGGTCGAGGCAGTAGAGCAAACCTTACAAAACCCTTTCGAGCTTGGCACGATCATAACGGAAGGGGCGGTCAAAACATTGCGTGACTATATTCGTAGCGAAAACTATAAAGCCACGCAGATGCTTGCTTACTGGTCTAAAGGCTCAAACCTTGACGCTAAACTGGCTGATTTGGGTTTGAAACGCCAAGTGATAGAAGCCGGTGACCCGAATGCCTACCCACCTGTAGACCCAGTGATGGAGTCAGATGAAGATGCGCTGCAGCGTTACATGCTTGCACCATTTGGTTTATCAACGGCAGGCACCAACCTCGGATATCGTTTTCATGCAATGACTTTGCACGAACGCCCGAAGATTACGGTCGAAAAGCCAGAGCCAAATGTGGTTATCTTACGTCATGAATTTCCAACAGAAGCGAGCACATCAAAAGTTAAAGATGTGCGATTAAAAGCGCGAAGAAACGAAGTTGGTGATAAGAACGCAAAGATAGACATGTGGGTGCTCAGTCGTGAAAACGACAGAGGGGAAGCGAGTCAAGGGCTTCAGGATGAAGTTAAATCCTACATTGCTGGTCGTGACGATATTATCCAAGAAACCGACGAGCTATATGTCCACTCTGCAGAGATCGTTGAGTACCAGCATGTTGTTACGCTTTACGCAACGAACACACCGATGGGAACAGTCGACAAGGATAAGGTTAAAGAGTCCTTGCAGAAATACGCTGACTCTGTTCACCAACTCAAAGGCAAGGTGGAAGAGTCCATGGTTAAGTTTATTGGCCATGGTTACTACGGTGTAACCAAAGTAGTAAGTAACATTCCTGCAGAAGGGGTAGTTTGTGATATTCACCAAGCGCCTTACTGCACCAACATTACGGTGGATGTAGAGTATGACTCAGCATAATTCTAAACATGATTTTGCTGATAACGCCCAACCACTAGAAAAAGCGATTCGTCTCGCATTCAGAGACTCTCTTCACGAGTTAAAACCACCATATCCAAAGCTGCTTAATGCACTGGAAACGCCTGTTCAATTCTTGCCAACATTGGCAGGTGAGCGTGGTGTTGTGGATTGGTATGACACTGACGATGAAGAGTTTAAACGGGAAACCACCGACGGTTCCTACAGACTTTTAATGAAGTCGGGTACCCGATATGGCATCCGATCATCTTTGAATGCGTTGGGGTTTGATTCCACGATTAGTAAAGGTGTCAAACCTTATACGTTAGAGGTGGAAGCTTATCTTCAAGACAAACCGTTAACTGATGAATCCAGTCAACGAGTGGATGCCCGAGTCGGAACGTATAAGTCAGAACGTGATGATGTGAGCATCAACATATCTCGTCAGTCTTTTGGTGAGGTTTATGTTGGAGTGACAACTGAAATAGGCGTCACAATGACTTCAGAACCGTATGTTCCCGAAGGGTTTACCAGCGAAGCAGCACCTAGTATTGGTGTTTATAACCACATTAGAGTAATCGCCACATCGGAGCCAGCCAGTCAATGACAGTAAATACTGATCGATTCCGTACCTATGTAACGCAGATAGGCTTTGCCCTTGAAGCATTAGCTAAACAGCAAAGTAAACATGTAGATTTTGCCGTATTGGTCGTAGGTGACGGGGAATTGCCGGATTCTGAAAATCCAGCTAATCAAACCGACCTTATCAATCAAGTTCGTCACTATCCAGTAACGATTGAACAAGACCCAACAAACTCAGGAATTTGGATTGCTCGTGCAGAGATTCCAGCAGATGATGGAGATTTTTTCATTCGAGAGGCTGGAGTTAAAGTCGTTAATGAAAATGGAGAATTATATAGCTATGCACGACAACCAGGTGATTATAAGCCTGTGTTGGAAGAGGGAAGTGCGAAAAGCTATACGATTCGTTTGAAGTTTATCCCGGGCAATGCCTCGGTAATTGAAGCGAAGATTGACCCTTCTGTTCAGTTTGCGACTCCAACAGACTTATCTAATGCAATAAAAGAGCATGAAGATAAGACAGATCCACATCCTCAATATGCGACAGATGTTGATTTACAGGCTCATTTGGATGCTGATGACCCTCACCAACAGTATTTAAAGGAATCTGAATATAATCAGGATAAGTCGGATCGAGACTCGGATTTGTCAAAGTTGCCTCATTATCCAGAAATAATGACGGCAAATAATCAGCTAGATATTAGTTTGGCTGGAACGAATCTCACGGTTGCTGATAATCAAGTTATTCGCTTGTACGGTTGGAAAGACTTCAATACTACTGATCTTCAAGCGAAGTCATTTGAGGTTGATTTGGCTAAAACCTATCATTTGAGATTTACGGAAGCTAATGGCCTAGAGCTTAAAGATTTGTCTGATTTGGCTTATAACCCAACGTCAAAGGCAGAAACGGACCCAAGTTTTGATAGTACCTATGACGATGTGTTGTTGGCGAAGATTGAAGCGGGAACGTTAACCCCTCTCATTAACAAGCCTGAATTGAATGCAGATATGCAAATGGTCGGTATGAGTACCAACCCTGTCCATCCCGCTCGTATTTTCACATACAACTGGGCAAGAACTCCTATTCAATCGGAGGGTTTGGTGATTGGTATTAATGCTCACGGAATGGCTGCTTTTGAGGATTGGAATTTCTCAAGCCGTGAAAATGTTACTGCCTTTGATGTTCTGTTAGTGAATCTCAATCGATACATGGTGCATCATAAATATAGAGCCAACGATAGTAATCCTAGTTGGGAGGGGGGACAGCTAGGTGTTCGATTTAGGCAAGAGGTGAAAGCATGATAACTGTACAAATTCAATCGGGTAGTGATATTCCCAATCTAGCTTCTGGTTCAATGCCTAACTTGTTGACCGTGCCTGATGCTTTGATAAATGCATTGTCATTAGAGCGAGTTCGAGTGGCTGACGGTGTTCTCGTTGATGCGGCGGATTATTCTCGATTTTATATCGATGCAGTCGGTGTTAAGCATATCGAGCGACATGATGAGACTTGGCAGGAAATAGAGTGCGCTTATTCTGATGTGCTTATCAAAGATGGTTCAGCATGGCGATTGAAAACAGAACAAGATGTTTATCAAGAGCAATACAAAGCCGTTGATGATAAGCGTCAATCTGAATACACCCAACGCGTTCGGCCTTTTATTGAAGAAGCTGACATTAAAAAGCACATGGGCGACCAAGACGAATATACCCGTTTGATGGACTTGGCTGTTCAAGAGCGAGAGAAAATCCAAACAGAAAACCCGTGGCCAACACCACCAACTAGCTAAAGCCCGCCAAATCAGCGGGTTTTTTTGTATCTATTTAAACCTCAGACCCAGCTTTGTGCTGGGTTTTCTTTTACTAGGAAAACCTATGGAACAGAAGAAAACAACGCCTCACAAAGTGCTGTTTGGGTTCCGTCATCCTCGCACTCAGCATTGGGTGAAAGAAGGCGCAACTGTTGAGCTAACCGCTCGCGAAGCACGTGACCTAACATTGGGCTCAATCAAAAAGGTAGAGCCTGTTAAATCCACCACTAAAGCGGTAAAGGATAAATAATGGACCCTATTCAAGATTTTGTTCATAACGGTGCGGAAGTTCGATCGCAACGTTCACCAGCTCCTTATGGACCGTTAGGTAAAACGGTTCTCGGTGCAGTGGGTACTGCTCCAAACGCTGATGCGAGTATTCCTCGTAGTAAGCCGTTCCGTGTGGCTAACATGCGTGATGCAGCGATGCTTGATACTACAGGCGACGAGCTAGGGACTTTGGTTGATTTCTGTAACCAAGTTCTAAAGGTTTGTCAGGTACCTATTTATGTGGTGATTGAAGAAGAGGGTGATCAAGAATCTGACACCATTAACGCAATCATTGGTGGTACAGACGCAGATGGTCAGCGTACGGGTATTCATGCTCTGACAGAATGTACTGAAAAGCCAACTCATATCTTTGCACCAGGTTACTCAACAAATAAGCCGGTTGCTGATGAGTTGGTTGCGATTGGTAAGCGTATGTATGCTATTCCAGTCGGTGATGGTCCAAACACCACTGACCAAGCAGCGATTACTTTCCGTGGCACATTAGGCGCACCAGATACGGGCTACGAGGCGTATTACCTCGTTGATAACTGGCCTCATGTATACAGCAAAGCACAATCAAGCAATGTGATTGTTGCAGCCTCCACCATGGCAGCAACTTGTTTTGGTCGTGTTCTTCCTTGGGAAAGCCCTGCCTCTAACGGTGGTGTATTGATTCAAGCGCTATCGCGTCAAGTCGATTACGACATTATGGACCAATCTTCTCAGGCAAACTTGCTGATGAAGAATGGTGTGTCTGTATTTGTTGATACCAGCGAAGGCCATAAGCTCAAAGGTAACCGCTGTATTCACGGTGACTTTGTTAACAAGAAAGGTCTGGAATACGCGATCATTCGTAAGCTCGCCGCTACCTCAGAACGTGACATGGCCAAAAACTTAACTGAACGCTTTATGAAGCAAAAAGTTAAGTCGGTAAACAGCATGCTCAGTTCCATGATTGTTGAAGAAGCCCTGATGGGTTGTAAAGTTTTTCTTCACCCAACTCTTAACAGCACTGAAAACTACAAGAGCGGTCGCTGGGCGATTGCTATTCAATATGCTGGCTATTCTCCAAACGAGCACATGATTTATGTCCTCGACGAGGATGATGGCATTGTTGACGAATTTCTAGGGAGTATCTTGTAATGCATCAACATATGGTCCTGCTTCAGCGCACTGCGCTGATTAATGGTATTCCGGTTAAGCTGGAAATCACAGAGCTTCAAGAGCCTAAAATCGAAAAGGTTATGGCTTCGATTGAAGGTGGTGGTTTCGGTAAGCGTGAAGTGTGGGTGGGTATGGAAGCTATGACCGACGCCAAGTTTACGCTAAAAGGTGCAACACCAGAGCTTGTAGCTAACCTAGGTCTGCATAAAGGCCAGAAAGTACCAGTTAACATCCTTGACTCAATGGAAGATGGTCGTGGTACGGAATACAAAGTAGAGCACAACTGGGAAGGCATTCTTAAATCGGCTGCTGAAACAGGTGCAAAAGCGACAGGTGGTGATTCTGCATTGTCATCTCGCGAGCTTGTTTTTGCTGCTTTGGATGAAGCTGAAAAGATCGTCAATGGCAAGATTGAGTACCAATGTAATGCTCTTACTGACGAGTACGATCTTGGTGATGGTGATGTGATGGTGAATCATCGTCGCAACACTGGTCAGCCGTAAACTGAAAGTTAAACCCACAAGCCCTCGTTTGATGCGAGGGTTTTTTTGGATAAGCCCCTATGAAAATTCAAAAGACACACACACTTCTTGTTCCTGCTTTGGGTAAAACCGAAGTTGTTATCCGCGCTCTTAGTTACGAAGAAGACGCGCAACTTGTTGAACTGGCCACTGAGAAAGATGATCAGGGAAACCCAATCAAAGACGAAAAAGGCGAAGTCAAAATAAATGCTGAAAAGCTATTAGAGCTTCGTTCTTTCAAAATGACAGGTATTGATGAGAAAGACTTCTTTGATCTCTCTCAACCAGACATCACAACCATTGAATATTGGAATCATATTTTCACGACTCAAGATTCAGTGACCGTTGCTCGTTTGCTCGAGCTCAAGATTGGTGATGAACCATGGACAGTGGGTGATGATATGAACCCTCGCTTGCTTCAGCCTCTTGAGAACTGTGATAGCTACGCGCTGAAATATCCGACTGGTCGTTTAACCAAAGCGATGAACGCTCAGAAAACCGATGATGAGCGAACCTTTACTATTACTGCTGGTTGTACCGACTTTAAGCACGACCAGATTTACCAGCTCACCACACCAGATTGGACTTACCTGCAAAACAGGCTCACCGATTTTTTGTCACGTCCGGCGGATTACTTTCGCCAAACGACATCGAGCGAATGATTGACCTGATCCCACTGGTGTACAACACCAGTGAATCAGAAATGTTGGGCTGGATCAATGAAAACGCCCTGCGTCGTTATCGCTTAGCAAAAGCAAAACTTGGAATTAAGTAATGGCAGACAATAAGCAGAAGTTCAGCATTATTTTAGACGGTGTAAACCGTTTATCTGCCCCGTTAGCGGCTGCAGGGAAAACTATTCGCAAGCTGGAAACTGATACATCCAGTGCGAATAACGAGCTGAAGAAATTCGAATCTCAGCAAAAGCAAATTGGTCAGTATCAAGGGATGCAGACCAACTTGCAGAAAACCCGAGGTGAAATGCAGGCGGCAAAAGTCGCCAGTGCAGGTTTGTCTCAGGAGTTAAACCAAAACCGAGCAGCTCTTAAAGGTCAAGAGAAAGAGCTGGAAGCTGCTCGAGTAAAGTTGGCTGGCCTACGTAGTGAAACCGAAAAATCGGAAAAGGTCAGCAAGGCTCAAAGAGTTGAACTAAGACAAGCGGAACAGCAGGTTCGACAGCTTGATAAGGCTTATGCTGCTCAGGTTAAGCAAGTTGGTTCTCTTGATAATCAACTGCGTCGTGCAGACAGACAAGTCGATAAAGTTTCTAAACAGTTCGCAGACCAATCTGCGAAAGCCGGTCTATTGCGTAAGCAACTGTCCTCGGCTGGTTTGAATGTGGATGCGTTAGGTGCAGAACAGTTGCGCCTAGCAAGACAAACCAAGTCGGCAACGGTTGCGCTTGATAAGCAAAAGCAATCTTTAAAAGAGCTGAATGCTATTCAGGCACGTAAACAAGCACGCTCTGCAGAACGTGGAGAGTTAGCTGGCCAAGCGGTAGGTACGATTGTCGCTGCTGCACCGTTAGCGGCAGCAGGCAAACGAGCTGTTGATTACCAAAGCGCATTTATTGATGTGCGTAAGGTAGTAGATTTTGAAAGCGCAGAGCAAGAGGCTGCGTTCCAGCAAAAGATGAAAGCCCTCGCTGTTAACACGGGGATGAATCAAATCGGCATGGCAGAAATTGTGGCTTCTGCTGGCCGTTCCGGTATCAAAGGTGAAGAGAACCTACTGAAATTTGCAGCTCAAGCGGCTGAAATGGCTATCGCATTTGATGTTACCGCGGCTGAAGCTGGAAACACTCTTGCTCGCTTTCAATCCACAATGGGCTTAGAGGGTGATAGAGCTTTAGGTCTGGCTAAGACTTCCAACTTGCTGGCAGATAATTTAGCCAATACCGAAGCAAAAGACGTCGCTGGAGTTTTGGCTCGTCAAGGTTCAACGGCAATGATGGCTGGCTTGAATGAGTTTGAAGCGGCAGCTCTGGCAGGCTCTCTTTTCTCAGTAGAAGGCAGTGAAGAGGTATCGTCTACAGCGCTTAAAAACATCACTGGTGCATTAACTAAAGGTTTTGCTGCAACAGGTTCACAGAAAGAAGCCTATGCCATGCTTGGGTTGGATGCTAATAGTGTCGCAGCAGGTATGCAGGAAGATGCAACCGGAACATTGTTGGAAGTCTTTAAGGCGATTGAAGATGCTGATGATGTTGATCGAGGCGCCATTATTTCTCAGCTGTTTGGCGAGGAAGTGAAAGGTGCGGTCGGTAAATTAGTTAACACCATGCATGGTGAGCAAGGGCTGATTAATACGCTTGAAAGAGCTAGTAGCAGCTCAAAAGCGGCTAGTGCTTGGCAGGGTGAACTCGATAAGCGAAGAAAGAGTTCACAATATTTACTGGATCAGTCTACTTCATCTCTTGATCGTCTGGTTACTGCATTTGGTAATGGATTCATTCCTATTATCGAAGTCGCGGCACCAATGGTTACTACCGTAGCGAATGCTCTTGCGAGTGGTTTAGAAGCTTACCCAGAAGTTGCGACAGGCATCATGGCTGTCACAGGTGGTGTCATTGCACTTAAAACCGCCATGATTGGCTGGAAGCTAGGTAAAAACCTATTAGGTGCAGGAAAGGACTTCTTAGGCGAGAAAAAGCTTACTAGTTCGCTGTCAGGCACCAAGAATGCAGCAGACCGAGCGTCTAGCTCGATTGATAGACTTAATCGGAAATTAGGCGGCTTAGGTGGTGGAGCAGGTGCTGGTGGTTATAGTGGACGTCGCTCAGGTAAAAGCGGTCGTGTTGCGTCAGCAGGTCGTCGCTTAGGGCGTAATAAATGGGCTCGTAGGCTTGGTTTCTTGACGGGTGCTACAGCTCTTACCATGGCTCCTAGCGCAGCAATGGCGGCAGACTCGCTAACTATGGGCGGTGATCTGATTGATGGATTTGGTGGGCTTGCAGGACTTGCCCCTAAAGCAGGTATGTTAGCCAAAGCAGGCAGCTTTGCTGGCAAGCTAGTACGACCATTAAGTGTTGTCGCTGGCTCTATAGGATTGGTTGACGCGATCAAGAATGGCGATACTGCTGATGTTGGTAGTGCTGCAGGTGATGTAACTGGTGGACTTGGAGGAGCAATGGCAGGTGCTGCCCTTGGTTCCATGATTTTACCAGGTATTGGCACTGCCATAGGCGGCATGATTGGTGGCATTGGTGGTGGTGCTTTAGGTGAATGGGTTGGAGCTAAAGTTGGTGGTTGGTTTGGCTCTGATAAAACCGACATTCCAGCGTCTGGTAATGAGCAAAAGCAACTCACTCAGCTAGCGAATGCTTCATCTACCCAGCAAGACAATCGACAAATTAGCGTTGAAGTTAAGATTGAACCGACAGGTAACCCTGAATATGACCAACGAATGGGTGAAGATGTCGCTCAGAAAACGGCAATGGCAGTGGCTAACGTTGCCCCACCAGATTATGACGTTGCGTTAGGTACCACATTGGGAGATGTATCATGACACCACAGTTAATCCTTGGTGATTTTCCTTTTACGGTTGCTAAACAAACCCAATACGAGGAGCTGGTTCGCACCAGTTCCTCTGGTTGGAAGAAACAAGCTAGAGTCGGGAAGAAAGCTAAAAAACATCTTTCAGAGATCCCGTTGGACACCATTACAATTAAAGGCAAGTGGTTTGGTGAAGATGCGGAAGCAGCTTTAGATAAACTGCGTTCTATGCGTTTTGAATCCCATGTTCTTTCTAATGCTCAAGGAATTAATATGGGATTTTGGACGATAGAATCAATCACTGAAACTCAAACCAAAATTGGTCGTGATGGTTTAGCTCAGGTAGCTTCATTCACCATAACACTAGAGGAATCACCTGATGAGTAAATTAGTTCGTTCTATTGATGGTGATACTGTTAGTGACATTACATGGCGAGAATTAAGCCTCGATGATGATGAAACTGAGGATAAGGTTTATGACTTGAATCCTCATCTTCATGATCTCATTGGTGTTGAAGCAACATTGCCTGCAGGTGTTGAGATTTTATTACCGGATATAGTTGTGAAGAAGCCAGCTAAAGCGGTGAACATATGGGATTAAAGCCAAGCTGTTATATTTCTGGACCTGGTGAAAGCATAATCAATGCAAACATTATGTCTTTCGAAAGGCAGGATGCACCAGGTAATAAATCAGATACCTTAAAAATTGTTGTAAGCACAGCAGAACTTAATGGTATTCCTAAAGAAGATGCTGAAATTCGATGGTATGAGGGATATTTGGGTGATGAGGTGGATAAGGGGCTATTCACTATCACCCGAATTATCCCCCAGCTTTTTCCTGCTCAAGTGACGATCATTGCGACCGCGGCCCCATTTAAGGCTGATGACCAAACAGGCATCAAAGAGCGTCGCTCTAATAGTTGGGAAAATATTTCACTCGGTGATTTATTCAGAGAGGTTGTTAAGTCTCATGGCTTTTCACCTCGGGTCGACCCTACACTAGATAGCATCAACATTGAGCATATCAATCAGACGGATGAAACTGACCCAGCGTTTCTTAGGCGTGTAGCTAAAAAGTACGATGCGGTTGCTAAGCCCGTTGATGGTCTATATGTGCTAGCTCGACGTGGAAAAGTGAAAACAATAACCGGGCAGGATGCTCCAGTTAAAGAAGTATCCGTTCCTCAGCGTAATATCCCTACTGAAACGGGTTTTGTTAATGCCTCAACGGACAACCCTAGTCGAACTCGATTCAAAGGGGTGATAGCTCGATGGCAAAATTTGAACTCTGGTGTAGAAGAAGAGGTGACGAAAGGTAGCAAGCCATTTAAAAAGCTTCCTAACGTTTACTCAAGCAAAGCAGAAGCGGAAGCAGAAGCAGAAGCTGCACTGAGAGAGAATGACCGTAAAGGTCGAACACTACGAATTGACTTGGAAGGAGACCCTCACGTTGTTGCTGAGGGTCTTATCCAATTAGATGCCACATGGCCAGAGCACTCGCAAGGTACTTACTCATGTGATCAGGTCACTGCTCGTTGGTCTGCTCAAGCTCCTTATCGAATCAGCGTGAAAGCGACGATTCCAGTCTAATTACAACGTGATAAAGTAATCGCCACCAGTTTAACTAGCTGCACATCTTTATCACGTTTTCTCCCTTTTCCTTTCTTGCAATATTGATCAGCTCTTCGAGAGTTTTGATTGCCACCTCAGATGTTTCTTCATCAATTACCATTCCTGGTTCAAGTGAAATGATTAGCATCTTTGCTTTTCCGATGATCTCTTTATTCATTCTGTGTCCTTTATTTTTATAGGTATAAGTAACCCTACCAGAGCTTTTTTATTTCCTAAGTATGCTCAGTAGACTTTTTATGCGGCGTTATGGAGAGCAGCCGATTGGTGTTGCGATTCTTGTTATATCAAATGGAATTTGATATCAGCTGATCGCCTATAGAGGACAGAAAAGAGGTGGGTAATTTGAACTTTTGGATTAGTTCTTCCTAAAATAGTATTATTCATAAATTTATCACTAACTAACGTTTTATTACTAAAATGGTTTTCAGTTTGAGAGCAGCAATGATAACAAACTGATTATTAAGCCTAACTATTTGTTTTTATAGACATACTCTGTTGGCACGTCATTGGCAGGCATCATAACCATAATTCTTAGATATGAAACTGAGAGAGGACACGGTTTACCCACGGGACGCCATATCTGGCGGTTTTCGAGTCACATAACGCCACATTTGACGGTAGAGTATGCGAAAATTTCAACCACCGTAGCTGTATTGCGGAGGTTTAGAGAGTTATCAGGAAAGACACAGCGCGAGATGTCGCAGGATACAGGTATCAAGCTAAGAACAATTGAAAGGTTTGAATCTGGAGTCACGGCAATGACGGTTCCTCAGATGGAAAAGTATTTGCTTGCCTTAGACATTACTCACTTAGATCTCGCTATTGCTTTGCAGAACGGGAACTATAGCGTTTCGAAAGATATTGCGTCGGTATCTAAATTGTTGCCGCCAGAAGTTCGCTCTATCCACCTTCAGTACCTACTAAAGCTTGCTAAAGCTCTGGATAAATGAAAGGCACCGTAATGGTGCCTTCGTTTATAGCGTTATAGCTAAAACTATAAGCGTAACAATGGTTATCCAGCATAATTCTTTTAGTGAATCCATATTAGCCTCTTGCTAACTCTTGGTAACAAGCTTTGGCAACAGCTTCACCCATGCCTTGATGTTGATTCTCTAGCCACTCAATTACCATGTGAGCTGGTAAGTGGATTAAATCGGCTAGTTTTTGCGAGCGAATAAAGGTATAGTCTTCTTTAGACATAGTCATCTCCTGGCGGTTTTGGTTGTGTCACACAAACCCACTGTTCCCGCAGTGGGTTTTTGCTTTTTTATTGGTGTCGCTGGACATTAAAGTTTAAAACATTTCTTTCCCTAGCGGTTTATTGTTTGGTATTGATGGGTGCAAATACCCATCGAATAGTTTGTCTTTCCTTGCCTAGAACTTCATCATCGCCAAACCTTTGAACGTTTTTGATCAGTCCTTTGCTTTTTAATGCCTGCATAGTCACGATACTTGCACCAAGTTCCTCTGCAGTTGGTGGAGCTGGCCAAGGGTGGTTAGCCATTTTATCTAGCACTTGGTTTTGTGCTTTGGTAAGTTTTACGCCTTTCATACTTGATCCTTTAACAATTATCTAGCGCGTCTTGCGATAGGGTTTTGGAAATAAAGTCTTCAATGGCCTTTAGTGAGTCATCTGAAACCTTTGGAATATTGATCGTAGCGTTGCCATTCTTTAATGCGACCGTGGCCCCCATTGCTAGCTCACGAGGTTTCACTGGTTCAGGCTTGCTAATGCCACACTTCTTAATGAAGAATCCCACCAGCTCCTCAGCGTTGTATTTTCCTTTCTCTTTACACCACTCTTCAAAGAAAGTGATTAACCCATCCTGCTGCTGTTCATCCAGTTTTTTGTATGCTTTGAATAGCGCTTCACCCTGTCTGGCGCTCAAGTCGTTAGGGCTAGGTAAAGCTTTGATAAACGGCTTAGGCAGCATTGCAGTGTAAACTTCTCGCATCATTGCACGACGAACTTTGCCTACAGCCTCAGATGCTTCTTCTTGGCTTTTGCCACTATTCAATAAACGTAAAGCCTTTTGACCTTGTTCATATGCTGATGTTGGTCGGTAATTGTTGCCGACTTCGCTCAGGTAATTCATCTGATCGTCTGATAGGTCGCCAACCCAAATATAAAAGTCACTCTTTGCTGTTATGGCAGTAAAACGACGTCGGCTACCATCAGCTACCTGAATAACACCGCACTCTTCACGACCAAACGCAGGAACCTCTTGTCCATACTCTTTAAACGTTGGCAAAATGTCTGAAATAGCGAATTCATCTAGTAGCTCTTGGTCACGCTCGTTCTCTAGCCAAACCATGGTCGATAGGTCGACTTTTTTGGCAGGGATCTTCTTGAGCGTAAAAGTAACTTCGATGCCCTTAACAGGCTTCGTGAGTGTGTTTCCTACCTGTTCGTCTAGCTTTTCAGATACTTTTACAGGTGCGCTTTTGTCGCGCTTACCTCTGATTCGAGCCGTTGAGACGCTGGACTCTTTTATTTCAACATCGAGATCGTTTTTCATGTTATTCAGCCTCCCACATCGGTTTTAAGATAGTGTCTAGAATCTCATTGAATGGTGCGTCATAAATTGCCGTTGCACGTTTCCAAGCCGCTGGAGAGCTTCGCTCAGATGCGCCATTTTGCTCGTAGATAGTGACGCCCTTGCGTTGACCTTTCCCCACTTCATCGGTGAAGTAAACGCCGCTGTTTAGTGGCATTCCGCTCCAGAATCGGTGCATGTCCTGCACGTTCTTTAGGCTTGAGCTGTGTTCAGCACCTAGTTTGGTCGGTAATACGCGCACATATGGCTCGTCTAGCTGCTCTGGACCGTTAGGCTGGTATATATCTCGAATCAACCCCATAAGCTGGCAAGTCGAGTTCATGTCGTTCACCTCGGCAGATGTTGCGATAAGTACCACGTCGCTTGCGCAGATCATGTTGGTTGTGCCTAGACCCAAGTCAGGGTGGCCATCAATGATGATAACGTCGTAGCTATCTTGCACAGTCATTAGACCGGCTCGTAACATTTGGTCGGCTGGATATTCGATGTCCGCATCAAGCAGTTCGCTTTCGATACGCTGCAGCTGCAGGTTGCTTGCGATGATCTCTAGCTTTGGCCATGCGGTTTCGTTTATGCAGTATGTTAGGTCGTCTTTCTCGCCTAGCATGAACGGCAACACTGTGTCGTTTATATCGGTATTCAGCTCTGGATGGTATCCAAAGTACATCGAACCATGCGCTTGTGGGTCAATGTCAACGAACAGAACGCGATAGCCTTTTAGTGATAACCATTGTGCCAGATGAACAGCTGTCGAAGTTTTCCAACAACCACCTTTGCCACCAGGAACGGATACCGTGACTGGGTAGGTTTCCATTAGCTGGTAAGGTTGCTTTTTAAATACATCACGCATGTGGTCTATTTGGCCCAGCGTGTAACCCAATCTGATTGGGCGAGGTGAGTTGGATTCCTTGTATTCCGGTTGCGGCAGGCGACCTTCTTTCTCGGCCTTGCGGATAGCTTCGCTTGTAACACCAATCATGTCTGCAGCTTCATTTATACCAAAACGACGATTTAGAACTCTGGCTTGTGGCGAGTCATCACCAAACTTCTTCTTGGCTCTTGCTCTTGACCAGTCGTTGAATGAGTCGATGCACGCCTGCATCTGCTCGGAAAGTGTTTGTGACATTTCGTATCTCCATCTTTAGCGGTTTGCACTAAATATAATAGTTTGTACTTTTTATGTAAACTACTTTTATTTTTGCAAACTGTAGTAATGTACTTATTGTGATTTAACTCTCAAAAAATGGTCAGTATTAACCATTCAGAATGTTGTCTTTGTTTCTCTAACAATCAACTCTTTGCTATTTCCGCCTTTATTTTCTTTTAAATCAGATACTTATACAGGGTAA